CTAAGTGTCTATCAGGTGTAGATACTAACATATGACGTGACGCTGTTGGTGCACCAGATATAATACTTGCTCTAATAGTCTCTGCGTTTGCTGCAGCAGAGTTCCATTCAAAAACAGCACTATCATGAATTAAACAAATAGCTTTATCACCAAAGTTATCTAATGACCACATCCCTGGTTCAAGGACCAAGTCTCCTGATGCTGCTTCACCCCATGCTACAAAGTTTGTTGTGCTCGTAACTGTAGCACCTCCACTATGTGCAGCTTTTGTTGTACCTCTAACTTCTCTAGTAACACCTGTAAGTTCATTACCCGTTATTCCTGTGTATGAAATCTCTTCACTATCTATTTTTATAAAGTTTGTACCTGCATCTGGAAACTGAGATACATCACCTAATATAATTCCTGTTGTAACAGAACTATTAATACCATTTGTTAAAGTTGTTGTAGGTTCACCTGCTACCTCACCACCCCATGATCCAAGTGACCAACCAAAACCTTGAGCTTGTACAGCTGGTCCTACAGGATAATAATGTTGTACTCTAATACCACCTGATGTCGTTGCACCAGATCCTGATTCGTTTGATGGCATTGTAATAGTTATAGTTGTGCTTGTAGGTACAGTTGTTACCATAAATTTTTTATCGTTAAAATCTGCAGCTGAATAATTAGAATTAGTTATTGCACTAAAATTATCTAATAAAACTATGTCCTGTTCTCCTATATCGTGTGGACTAGAAAAAGTTATTGTAACTGTTGGTGATCCGTTAACCGTGCTGAATGCACTAGTAAGCGTTGTCGTAGTTTTAATAGGATGTATATCGTAAAATACACCACCTGAATATGCATATAAAATTCTGTTAGTTCCAATGATCGCATACTTTCTAGCTTTACTATTTACAAAATGATGAAGTCCACGACCTGCACCAGTTAATGCGTCATCTCCTAGTTGTTTCCAACCACCTATTTTTTCAGGTGTACCATATCTAAAACGAACATTATCACAGTCGGTCCATTGACCTTCTGCTCCAGTAGGTGTTAATTGTTTATTGATTCCAGGTTGAAAACCTATTTTTTGTAGCATACGACTCCATTATAATACTATTTTACAAATGAGGGTAGACCCAACATGGGACGTCCATCAAATCTATTTTTATCAGCAAATGGGCCATTTACATGATTATAATGTAGAAATACTTGACCGCATATGTTCCCGTCAAAAGGCTCTCGCCAATGTTCGAGTTCGCAACCACTATATACTAGCATATCGCCTACTTCAAGCAAGACTTTTGTACCTTTATCTGTAGTAGGATGGTATTTTTGTATTTTGTTAGGTCCTAATTTTGGGCCAGAAACATTTCCTGCTTCTGGATTTGGGTTAATAAATATTGGCCACGGGTCACCACCTAAATATATAGTAGTGGATATCTCACAACTTGCTCTATCTTTGTGTCTTTTTAATTCATCTCCATTCTTATATAGTCTAGCGTATGAATAAGTTGGAATTAAACTTAATCCTGTTTCTTGTTGCATTACTGGTAATACTTTCACTAACAAAGTCTCCATTACAGGATCCGCATAATGAGAATAAGTGTTTGGAATTTGTGGGTCATTCCAAGTACCTAGCATACCATTATCATAGGTAAGGTTGTTATCGTACATCCATTTAACTGCATCTCTTTTAAGAAGAAAATAGTTAAATATAAAGTTAGCTAACTCGTAGCTAATTGCATTTTTGATAACTTGATATTTATTAAAATCCATGTTGTATAAAATTAAAACTTACTGATATTCTTATATCATTTGATTTGTTAGGTGTAACATTGTGCCAAAGGTAATATGGAAATATTATAATCCTACCTTCAACAGGTTCTAAATACACTTCTCTCCATAGTTCTTTTGGTAGTTTACCTTCTTTTCTTATTGGCATATTTAATTGTGCCCCTGCTCTTGGTTCATCACAACATAAATTACCAGAATTTTTTGGAGCTTTTATATAATACACACCGCTAAATAAACTATTAGGATGTATGTGTGGAACGTTGTATCCACCTGGGGGATTTATGTTTGCCCACATATTACCTAGTATAGGTTCTCTATCTAACCATTCTTCTTTCCATATGTCATTCATCATCAAAAACAATTCATTAACTAAAGGTTGAAAAACAGGCAGTTCATGCATTTCAGTTGTAGAGTGCCAACCGTTTTTGTTTGTTTTTTGAAGTCCTGGGTCTTTCTTAGACCATTCTACAATTTCGTTGGTAAAAAGTTGATTGTCTAATTTAATATCTTTAGCATATATAGTTGTTGGAAAAAATTGTTCTTTGATCATCTAAATGATTTTCCTCCAAACCAACAAACTAAAGATTGTCTTATACCTCTAGTTACTGGATTAACTTTATGATTTAAAAACGATGCAAATATAATAGCGTGTCCTTGTTTTAAACTTGCAGATTTACCAGGAGCCATTAATTCTAATTCTCCACCTTCAAATTCTGACGGATCATTTAACAAAAGAGTCATTGATATTTTTCTAACAGGTGGCTCATGTTGCATGTTTACATCACAATCCATATGCCAATCATAGAACCCTCCTTCAGGATATTCTGTAAACTGTGCTTGTTCTGTTATTTGTATGTCACCAAAACCAAAATGATTTTCATTTGCTTTCTGTATAAAGTTATTAAGGTCTACATACATATGTGACATTTCTTTAAATGGTATCCAACTAATTGTTGTAATTCTTTTGTTTGTATGGGTTCCACCACCTGGTTTATTCATTCCCACTTGTCCTTGTTGTGGTTTCTGTGCTCTACCTGATGCAATAATTTGTCTGCATTGATCTGGTGTAAACAATGGTGTTGTTGTATGAACTATCCAACTTTTCCATTTCGGTTCTGTAATCTGTCTGTTTTCGTACATTATTGTACTCCTCTATTTTTTATTGAACTGTAGTCAACATCCATATTTGCAGCAAGCGTTCTTCTATACCCAGGACCATTAAAAGGATATACACAGTGTCTCATATCGTATGGAAATATAAAAAAATCTCCTTCTTTTAATATTGGTTCATAATCTACATTAGCAAACTGACCGTTGGTTGAACCTAAAATTTGAAGTTTACCATTTTGTGGTGAGTCTGCTGCTGAATATTCTACGCCATAAGACTCTGGTAATTTTAAAATCATAACACTAGATAAACCTGTTGATATTGATCCTTGATGCACGTGTACTGGATTGTATTCATGCTCAAACATAGTGTTAACCCATACAGAATTTAAATGCATATTATATTCTCTTACTCTATTCCAATCTAAATAATGTTTAAATTTTTCATTAAACCAATATAATATATTTCTTGGTAAATGATTATGTCTAGTCATTTTAGAAGTATCTTCACCACTATAAAATAGACTATGTTCTTTTTCAATTTTACCAACAAGTTGTTTATTAGCAGGTTTTAATTCAGTGTATTTAGTTTCATAAATATTATTAATAGTATTATATATATCAAGAGGCACCTGATATCTTAATACCGATTGACCTAAAAATACAAAATCAAAGTTATTTTTCTGTGGCTCCAAGGTCATTGGTCAATTGTTCTTTCTTATTGTAAATCATTTCTCCTGATTTTTTAACTCTTTCTATTGTTTGTAACTGTCCAAGCACATTAAATACTTCTGGCTGAGATGATCCTTGAGTCAATGTCTCTGCTTTGTTTTTCATAATTTGATGGTAAGATTCTAGTTGATGTCTGTTAACGTCTTTATCATCAAATGAACCATCATTAAATTCTTTTTTAAGTGTTGACCATAATTTAATTTCTCTCATTCTATCTTTAGCAGTAAGTTGCATGTTGGCTAAATCATATCTTTTTTGATCTATATCTATTTGATAGAGTTCTCTTTTTAAAAGATCTTCTTCTTTTTCAAGTTTTTGTTCTAATCTTTTTAATCTAACTTCATTACGTCTACAATCAAAAGACAAAGTCATTAAATTTTCTAAGAATACATTTTGTTCTCTGACACACTGCCAATACTTAGAAGCTTTTGTTGGATATTTTGCATCTTGTAAAACAGACATTCTCATTTCTGTTTCTGTTCTAAAGACTTGTTTTTTAGTCCAAGTATCTCTTAACTCGGATGTCATTTCTTTAAATTCTTTTACATCATTTGGATCTAATAAATTATTTAAGCTAGGCGCTTCTTTTTCTATTAATGCATGTATATTTCTTTTTTCTGTCATTTTATTCCTTTCATTGAATAACCTTAATATAGCTATTTAAACTAATATGTAAAGACTAACTTGAAGATATTGTTGCAGTTCCAAATGGAATAGTAAATTCTTCTACAGAACTATTACCGTATGATTGTCCAGCTATTAAGGCATTACTAGAAATTCCTGATCCTCCACTACTATCTCTAGATCTAGCCATAGTAGGTTGTGTAGCCCAACTTGTGCCATTATATAATTCTACTGCATTTGAACTTCCTCCTCCAAATACATATGCTGAGTTGGTGTTTGCACCTCCTGCTGCTCCATACTGTCTATTACTATTTAAACTAGATGGGATTCCAGTCCAAGATGAACCGTCCCAAGATGCTGTTGTTCCATTACCGCCTGATACACCTAAAGTTGCCGTTTGTGTTCCAATTGAATAAATTGTATTTGAACCACTGGGAAAATCTGTTTTTGTCGTCCAACTAGATCCATTAAAATGTTCGTGTGTAGCTTGGCTTGGACCTGCACCTATTGCAATACAAGCTGTTTGTGGTCCAGCTCCAGTAAGATAAGCATATCGTCTAGCATCATTCAAATTTCCACTTGCTGACCAAGATGAACCATTAAATTTATTTGTTACGCTTGCTGCGCTACCTGGTGGATTATTACCTCCCCACATTATAGCAGTTGTATGTCCTACTCCTGCTTGTCCAGATTGGTTTAATGCTGTAGGAATAGTTCCATCTGATGTCCATGAAGAACCATTATAATGATATGAAGTTCTAGGCCAAGTAGGAGTTCCACCTCCATTGTCCCCACCCCACGCCATAGCATCTGTATTATTACCAGCCATAGCTGATCCCGCAAGTGCTGACGGAGCGGATCCACCAGACGACCATACGCCTGTACCCGCAATACCTTGAGCACGTATAGAACTTGAATTATACCATACCTCACCATTTTCTGGACTAGGGGGATCTGCTGTTAGAAACCTAACTTTTAATCCATTAATTACATTGTAACTACTCATTATAAATTCCTAAGGTAATGTTGTTGGAACTGGTCTAGAACCGTTAGCTAAACTTCTTTCCTCTGATGATTCAAAATCCAAAGCATCCCAAGCTGCTTGAGCTGCAGTTATTTCTGCATCAACAATAGCTTGTGCTTCTTCTTTTGTTTTTATAACAGCATTTTTGCTAGCTAACCACAAAGCACCTTTTTCATTATTACCAACAACCCACACGTCTCCAATGTGACTTTCAAGAAAAAAATCTAATCTATTTTGACGAGTAAAAAAATCTTTACCTGTATTTGTAGCTGTTCCGTATATAAATAGTGACATATTTTTTATCCCTTTGTTATTAATCTTATATTATAAATTTTTTTCATTATCAACTTGTTGTTACTGTTTTTATACCAGCTGCGTTTGTCCATTCTTCTGTTTTATTACTATTACTTGGACCAGGTGTTTGTCCTCCAGCTGCAAAAGCTAAAGATGATGTTGAAGTATTTTTACCTGATGCAACTCCACCTCTTGGAGTAGCTAAATCAGCTACGTTTGTCCAAGCTGAACCATCATATAAAGCAGCTGTAGTTCCTCCAAAACCAGTAGATCCTCCTCCATAGTATAAAGCTGAAGTTTGTATACCACTAGAACTTCTTGCATAACCTGCAGTAGGTACCGCTGTTTGAGAAGTCCACGAACTACCATTATATTCTTCTACAACAGCACTTGAAGGTTGATCACCTACAATTACGGCAGCAGTTGTGATTCCAGTCATAGCTTGACTTACTTCTTGTCTTCCCTCATTCAAACTATGTCCAGTAGAAGTCCATGAACTGCCATTATAAGTTTGTGTGCCAGTATTTCCTTGACCACCTGCATATAAACCTGCAGTTTGTGTCCCACATCCACCACCACCATTTCTAGCGTTGGGGTTATTATTAGTAGTAGTCCAGTTAGATCCATCGTATTCAGCAGTAACTGTGTTAACCGAGGGACCTAAATCTCCACCTGTCATAAAAAAAGAAGTTTGAGTTCCTCCACCTGATGAATTATAAACTGCAAAAGGTGCGTTAGTTACAGATGTCCAAGATGAACCATTGTATTCTTCTGTGTCAGCACTAAAACCTGTTGAGTATCCATTAACCATTAATCCTGCAGTTTGAGTTCCACCACCATTTGTATATCTTCTTGCAGTATTTACATTATTACCCGATGCCCATGCTCCTACTTGAAGACCAATTTTAAAAGTATTACTACTTGTATTATACCAAATTTCACCATCAGCATAAGCTGCAGTAGGATCACTTGATACTGATCTTACATATTTTCCAATTAAAGCTTTATAAGTACTCATAATTTTAAGACGTTGTGATTGTTACAGTAGCTGAATTGTTTCGACCTCTTAATTTTTGTAAAACTGAATTATACCAAATTTGTCCTTCTTTAGGATTAGCTGGATCACCTGCATAAGACTTGATGGCAAATCCTTGAATATTTCTATATAATGTCATTAAGCTCCTTAATTATTTTTTAAGAGCCAACCCTGAGTTCCATCTACATAGACCAATGTGTTAGCCGCTCTTTCTACTGAAACTGTTAAACTATCCGTAGATCCTGCAATTTTTTCTGAACCATTTGGATCAACTGTAAGTGCGTTAGAATCAAATGTTCCTGCATAATCTATAAATGATACTTCATCACCAATACTACCTGCAGGTAAATCCATTTCTATTGCACCACCTGTTGTATTAATAAAATATCCTTCACCAGCAACAGCTGTGAAAGTAGAAGTTTTTACTGCTTGCCATGATGTACCACCAGATACATCTGTAAAAGATAATGTACCTGATCCGTTTGTTTTTAAAACTTGATCTGCAGAACCGTCTGCCGCAGGAAAAGTTAAAGCATCGATAGTAACTGTTCCAGAACCTTTTGGTTGTATTGATACACCAATATTAGTATCACCACCAGATGCAGTAAATGTTGGTTTGTTTCCTGTAGCTGCATTAGCGTATGTAAGTTCATTAACCGCTGAAC